CCCCGACCACCTGCTTCATGACAAAGCAGGCAGCGCAACAGCCAACCTGTAGGGGGTCAATTTTGGACGCCGATCCCCCGGCTTACGGGGTCAATTTTGCATGCCGAATGACAATCACCACGGCCGGTTATGACCGCCAATCGGTGTGTCGCCAGCATCACGAATTCTCGGTCAAAGCGCTGGAAGGCACGGTACCGACGGAGTCGGCTGACAGCTGGTTCGGCTACATCGCAACAATAGACGACGGCGACGACTGGACTGACCCAGAAGTCTGGGTGAAGGCCAATCCGAGCCTCGACGTCACCGTCAAGGTCGATGATCTGAAACGCCAGATCGATGAGGCCAAGGAAATGCCGGCGCAGCAGAATGCGATCCGGCGGCTCAGATTGAATGAATGGACCGAGCAGGTCACGCGTTGGCTCGACATGGGGGTGTGGGAAGAAGGCGGCCTGCCGGCCTCCACCGACTGGCGGATCGTCAAGCATGATCTGGAAGAGGTGGAGCAGAAGCTCATCGGCCGCGAATGCTATGGCGGACTCGATCTCGCCCGCGTCAATGATCTGTCGGCATTCGTATTGTTGTTTCCGCCGACGTTGGAGGACGAGCTCGGTGACCTTGCCAACAAGTGGATCGTGCTCTGCCGCTTCTGGATTCCGGAGGACGACATTCTGCGCCGCGTGCGGCGTGACCGCGTGCCTTATGATGTCTGGCGCGATCAGGGATTCTTGATCGCCACACCGGGCAACGCGACCGACTTTGCTTTCGTCGAGAAAGAAATACTCGATCTGGCGTCACGCTTCGACCTGCGCGAGCTTTCCTATGACCGCACCTTTGCCGGCGAGATTGTCCAGCATCTGCAGGATGAAGGGCTAAATCTGGTCCAGTTCGGCCAGGGCTTCTTGAGCATGGCCGCGCCCACGGCGGAACTGGAGCGGCTGTCGGTGTCGCGTGCGCTCTGGCACGGCGGTCATCCGGTGTTGCGCTGGAACGCCTCCAATGTCGCCGTGCGCCATGATCCGGCCGGCAACATCAAGCCGGACAAGGAGCGCTCGACCGAGCGCATCGATGGCATCGTCGCGATCTGCAACGCGCTCGGCCGGGCGCTGGCCCGTGACGTCAATGCCGGCCGCTCGGTCTACGAGACCCGCGGCATCCTGATGCTGTGAGCTGAGCAGCTTACGAAAGAAACCAATGGCATTCTGGTCGAACTGGTTCGGTGGTGCACAACCGCCGGCCGTCTCTCCGCGCGCGTCGTTCCAGGATGCTGGCGGTGGCCTGGTCATCACGACGGCGCAGCAATTGGAAGAGGCGTTGCGGGCCGGCAATGTTACGGCATCGGGCACAACGGTTACACCCAACAGCGCCATGCGGGTGGCCGCCGTCTATGCCTGCGTGCGTATCATCGCGGGCGCCGTTGCCACCCTGCCCTTGCACATCAAGCGCCGGGTCGACGAGCGCACCCGCGAGGATGCCTCCGACACGCCGATCTGGTCGGTGCTACGACGCAAGCCGAACCGCTGGCAGACGCCGTCGCAGTTCCGCCGCATGCTGCAAGCGCATCTGCTGTTACGGGGCAATGCCTATGCCATGATCGTGCGCTCGCGCGGATTGGTCCAAGAGTTGATCCCGCTGCATCCCGATCGGGTCGAGGTGAAGCAGACCGACGCTTTGGCGCTCGACTATGTTTACACACGTCCGGATGGCCGACGCATCAGGCTGGCGCAGGGTGAAGTCTTCCATCTGGTCGGACTGACGCTCGATGGCGTCCATGGCGTGTCGGCCATTTGCTACGCCCGCGAGACCATCGGGCTCTCGCTCGCCATGGAGGATCATGGCGCTGCCACCTTCCGCAACGGTGCCCGCGTCAGCGGCGTCTTGAAACACCCGAACAAGCTCGGGCCCGAGGCTGTCGCCAATCTGAAGGCAGGCCTCGACGAATTCCGCTCCGGTGGCGAGCAGGAGGGAAAGAACCTCATCCTCGAAGAGGGCATGGATTATGCCCGCATCGCCATGACGGCGGAGGATGCGCAGTGGATCGAAAGCCGCAAATTCTCGCGTACTGATATCGCCATGTTCTTCGGCGTGCCGCCGCACATGATCGGCGACACAGAGAAATCCACAAGCTGGGGCACCGGCATCGAGCAGCAGTCGATCGGCTTCGTCGCCTATACGCTCGAAGACCATCTGACCATGTGGGAGGAAGCCATCAACCGCGACCTGATTGGCGCGGACGACACGCTCTATGCCCGCTTCAACCGAGCGGCACTGGTCAAAGGCGACATCAAGGCGCGCTGGGAGGCTTACGTCAAAGGCCTGCAATGGGGCGTCTACAGCCCCAACGAAATCCGCGCGCTGGAAGACCAGAACCCGCGTGCGGGCGGCGACATCTTTTATCCGCCGCCGAATACGGCCGGCGTACCGCCGAATGAAGATGATCACGATCGCCGTGATGTCGGCGATGGCACCGATGCCGGAACTGACAGCAATCCCATTGATTGAGGACAAGAAAAGATGAGCATTCTGAACACGCTGAAGCTGACCTCGACGCTGATCGTGATGGTCGTCGTCGGCCTGGCCGTCATCAGCCCGGCCTTTGACTTCGGCATCTTTCTCAGCGGCTTTGTCCTTGGCTGGTTCCTGCTTCTCCTGCTGGAGAACTATTGATGAGCCTTCGCAAACTGCCTGAGGCGCGGGTCTTTGCGCGGCCGCATAACTATCAGTGGGACGCGCCATCCTATGTCCTCGCGAAATGGGCTGAGGCTCCGATCGCTGCCGGTGCCGATGGCAACACCACCATCTCCATGTTTGACGTCATTGGCGAGGATGTTTGGTCGGGCGGTGGCGTGACCGCCAACCGCATCTCGGCCGCGCTGCGCTCGATCGGCAATCGTGACATCACCGTGCGGATCAATTCGCCGGGCGGCGATATGTTCGAGGGCATTTCGATCTACAACATGCTCCGCGGCCATCCCGCCAAGGTCACGATTGAGGTGATAGGCTGGGCCGCGTCGGCTGCGTCCATCATTGCCATGGCCGGCGACGAAATCCGCATGGGTCTCGGCACCTTCATGATGGTGCACAATGCCTGGGGCGCCGTGGTCGGCAATCGTCACGATATGCGCGAGACCGCGGATATGTTCGACGGCTTCGACGCAGCGATCGCCGACATCTATGAGGCGCGCACCGGCATGAAGCGCGCAAGCATCGAGAAGTTGATGGACGCCGAGACCTTCATGGGTCCGTCCGAGGCCGTGAAGAACGGCTTTGCTGATGTCGTTGCGGATGACCTTTCCGCCGACGCCGGCGATGCGAAAAACATGGACCGGGGGCTGATGGCTCGCCGGCAGACCGAGGCCGCGCTCGCCCGCGCTGGCTTTTCCCGCACCATTCGCTCCGAGATGCTCTCGGAGCTTATCGGCTCGGCCACGCGCGATGCAGGCCAGCCGTCCGCCGCGCGTGATGCAGGCATAGACGAGGTCGCCCTACAGCGGCTGATCGACATTCTCAGATCATAGGAGACCCATCATGGGTATCGAGTTGAACCCGCGGGCCCGCGGGATCCTTGCCGTGCGCGCCGATTCCGGCAACACCACAAAGATCCTCGCCGAGTTGCAGAAGACCTTCGAGGACTTCAAGCTCGAACGCGACAAGGAACTGGCCGACATCAGGGCAGGCCTTGCCGACGTTGTGCAGACCGAAAAGGTCGACCGCATCAATGCCGAGCTGACCAAGCTGACCAGGGACATCGACAGCGTGAATGCTGCGATGGCCGCGATCAAGGTCGGTGGCGTCGGTAATGATCACGACCCGGAAAAGGCGGAGCACGCACAAGCCTTCGACCGCTTCTTTCGCCGTGGCGTCGATGCCGGTCTGCGCGATCTCGAGGTCAAGGCCAAGCTGACCACGCAATCCGATCCTGACGGCGGCTATCTCGTCCCGGAAGAGACCGAAGCCGGCATCGACCGGGTGCTCGGTACGGTGTCGACCATCCGCTCGCTCGCTCGCACCATCTCGATCTCGACCAATACCTACAAGAAGCTGGTCAATATGGGTGGCGCGACCTCAGGCTGGGTTGGCGAGGAACAGGATCGTCCTGGCACAGCCACCCCGACGCTGCGCGAGATCGCCATAAATACCGGCGAAATCTACGCCATGCCCGGCGCCACCCAGACCTCACTGGACGATGCGCGCATCGATCTGGCGGCTTGGCTGGCCGATGAAGTGTCGATCGAGTTCGCCGAGCAGGAGGGGGCTGCTTTCGCCAACGGCGATGGCATCAACAAGCCGCGCGGCATTCTTGCCTACGACAAGGTGGCGAACGCTTCCCATGCCTGGGGCAAGATCGGCTTCGTGGCGTCCGGCAAGGCCGATGGCTTTCTCGCTCCGACAGCATCGGTCAGCCCGGCTGATGCTCTGATCGACCTCTATTATGCGCTCAAATCCGGCTATCGGAACGGGGCGTCGTGGCTGATGTCGGACGCGACCATGAACACGGTTCGCAAGTTCAAGGACGCGGAAGGTGCCTATATCTGGGCACCGCCTTCGGGCGCAGCCGAGGTCGCCACCATTCTCGGCAAGCCGGTCTACACCGACGACAACATGCCGGCGGTGGAGGCCAATGCCTTGCCGATCGCATTCGGCGACTTCAACCGGGCCTATCTGATCGTCGATCGCATCGGCATCCGGGTCCTGCGTGATCCGTTCACCTCCAAGCCGAACGTCCTGTTCTACACCATCAAGCGTGTTGGCGGCGGCATCGTGAACTTTGAAGCTCTGAAGCTGCTGAAGATCAGCACCTGATCTCATGACGGGCGGCTTCGGTCGCCCGCCTCTTCCCTAATCCCATTCATTGAAAGGACTGTTGTCATGAAGGACGGTATCTCCGGCCTCGGCCTCGTTGCATCCCTCGTTCCCGCCGTGGTCACCGCCACGACCAAGGGCAGCCATGCTGATCTACAAGGCTTCAACCGAGCCACCCTGATCATCAACACCGGTGCGATTGCTGGCGACGGCCTCTACGTCATCGCCATGCAGGAGAGCGACACGACCACGGATGGCGATTTCGTCGATGTTCCGGCCGCCGATCTGCTCGGCGCCCTGCCGGACGCGCTTGAGGCCAGCACGGTCTACAAGCAGGGTTACAAGGGCAGCAAGCGATACGTCCGGGCGGTTATCACCAAGACCTCCGGCACGTCGGTCGCCGCCGGCGCTGTCTTTGTCCTCGGCCATCCACACGACGCGCCGGTGGCCTGATATCGCTCGAAGCGGCCGGTCATCACTCATCCGGTCGGCTGGTCGCTTCTCTTTATTATACGGTCGACCAAAACGTGCTCACCCCCATTCGCACCGTCGCCCCAGCCGAAATGCCGGTGACACTGGCCGAGGCCAAGGCCCATCTGCGTGTTGATCATGACGACCAGGACGATCTGATCACCGCCCAGATCAAGGCGGCGACTGCCTGGTTCGATGGCTATTCCGGCATTCTCGGCCGGGCGCTGATTACCCAGACCTGGCGGCAGGATTTTGCCAGCTTCACTGATCGCCTGAATCTGCCGCTGTCACCGGTGATCTCGCTTGTCGGCGTCACCTATTACGATACCGACAATTTGCAGCAGACGCTGGAGGCGGGCAGCTATGAACTGTTTGCCGATGCGCGCGGTGCCTATGTCACCCTGCGGCCAGGACAAGTTTGGCCGGTCACCTTCTATCGCCCCGATGCCGTCACCGTCACCTTTACAGCCGGTTTTGGCGCAGCGGCCGACGTGCCGGAGCCGATCCGGCAAGCTATCCTGCTGATCGTCCAGCGCCTGTTCGATGGCACCGATACCAGCATTGATGTTGCTATCGATCGCACCGTCCATGCCCTGATCGCGCCCTACCGCAGAAGTCCGATCTGATGGCCAGGATCACCGCCAATGATCTACGCGACCGCGTCAGCTTCGAAAAACGCGAGGAAGTCGACGACGGCTACGGCAATACCGTCGGCATGTGGGTGGCCCAGTTCGAGCGCGACGCCTGCATCCTGCCCTCCAAGGGCGGTGAGACCGTCATCGCCTCGCGCCTGCAGGAGGTGCAGCCGGCGCTGATCATCGTGCGCTTCGATGCCGAGACCACCACCATCACCGCCGAATGGCGGCTGATCGAGGTCCGCTCCGGCACCATCTATAACATCAGCACCTCAGCCGACATGGAACGTCGCGGCCGCTTCATCACCATGTTGTGCGAGGCTGGTGTCGCGACCTGA